TCATATCCGCTAGATCTAGAAATTTTAGTAGCAGCAGCAAAAGTTGTCCTACCATCCGCTCTATTGCCATTATTGTCTGCTCCGGAGGACATGTTTTAACTAAGGTTTCATATAGTTAACTACTTCAATTTTTTGTAAATATAAAATAAGTAGTTAATATATGTATTGCAAATACAAAGATATCTTTGGTAAAGTAAATACGGGACTTCATTCCTACCGAATCGCTAATATAGCAATCGTAGATGTAGCGATGACGGTGCTATTTGCCTATATCATTTCTTTGGGTTGTCCTACATGCACTTTTTATCCAACTTTGCTGGTATTATTCTTATTGGGTATAGTATTACACCGTGTTTTTTGCGTTAGAACCACCATCGACCGACTCTTGTTCGGCTAACGGGTCCATCGGGTCCACTTCGTCCAACATGCCATCCATATACTTATCTAATGCCTTTTCATATATTACATCCAACTTTTTATTAAACTCACCCGGCATTTTAACCGATTTATATGGATCAAACACGGTTTTTAATCGGTTAGCGATCTCGTGTGAGGTAGATAAACGAATACAATAATGCTGATACTTTATAGCCCATTCCATCAGATAATCCAACATATCATGTATTGCCTTATTTTCCAAAATACTTGAATGCACCATATTCATAATCGTTATAGAAGATAATATATATGTCTGCAAAACTAACAGACCCGCCGATAGTATAATTTCTATATGGGACTTATTCTCTTCTAAATACGGAATAGGGTTATTTTTACATCGTTTCCTAAATGCTAACTCTTTATCATAGCGAGTAGGTGGATTATCCTTCTCCTTCTCCTTCTCCTTCTCCTGCTTCGCATTTTCTTTTAACTTTCTCATTGCAAATAATTTAACACTCAAAGACTGTGGACAATTAGTTTCTACCTCCTCATCATGTACTTCCTCTAAAGAACTCGCACTATCATACTCTTCCATACTAATATATTAAAACGGAATCCTTTAATATATTAATGATTAAACTTATCGTCGCACATTGTAAAAACCGAGGCATCGGCTATAAAAATAGTATTCCATGGAATCATCCGGACGATTTGACCTATTTTGCAAAGATGACAAAGGGGACGGGAAATAATGCGATTATTATGGGTGCTAATACGTATCGTAGTATTGGACGCACCTTGCCTAACCGACATAATATTATTCTCTCTTCTACTCTAAAAAATCCCGATCTAACTATTTTTACGTCATTAGATGACGCGCTAAACGCATGCAAGATAAATAATATTGACACGGTATGGATTATCGGGGGAGAGAAAGTATACAAGGAGGTAATAGAAAAAAATATTATAAATGAAATACATATTAGTGAGATAAATGAAGAGTATGAATGTGACGCCTATTTCCCCGAATTACCTAAACATTATACATTAGCACAGACGACTAAACTAACGAAGGCGATTAACATTCACGTTTTTAAAAAGACCTAGTACGAAGAATGTTATGGATTGGATTTTCCATATGTGGTTGTTTTATAAATATCGTATCCTCCGCGCTCTGAGGAAGTGTATAACCCAAAAAGGTAAACGGAATACATAAGTAGTTACTACACATGCTATCATATATTAATAAATCGTGTGCTATACTGATATATAGTGCTATTTTACAATGTAATTGGTGTCCCTGGGAGGCAAAGTATTCCTCTAATTCCGTATAGCCAACCTGAAAATCTATAATGGATTGTCTAGTAATCGGTTTCGCTAAGAAATCCGCATATTCATTATGAGAATTTGATAGGTCTATATCACATACCTTATTCCAATCCGTCCGAATAAACTTGTGGTAAGAAGCAGCAGTTTTACCATTAAACGATTCACTATAATAACCTCCTGTCGTCTCCTGATATTTTAAATGTCTTCCAGTAAACTCTAAATTGACAGTTTCGAATAATACACAATATTTAATATACGTCTCACTTCGTCTATTCACAAACATATATCGTTGTACATACGTTGTCTCACCTATAACTCCATCGGTGTAATCAGTATTTACTGAGGTCGACGTATAAACGCCACTTTCCCAATTAGTCCCTCCATCAGGAACAGTAATGTCCCTTGTCATAAAATTCACGGGCGAGGTAGATATTAAACGAAACTGCGGCAAAATATCTACATTATTAAATAATATATCTTGTACCTCACAAATCTTCTTTGATCTAGCGGAACGATAACTATCAAATATAATAATATATTGCTTTAAGTATTGGATTAAACCAGTTACTTCCGGTTCCAGTTGAATCGTTAAGTCCGCTCTACACAATGGACAGTTACTCATACAATCATTATATTTATTTGAGTCATAACACTCACTACAAAACTCGTGTTCACACGAATATGGATTAACCTTTTCATCATCTATATCCGATAAACATAAAGCACACTGTTCAGGCGGTTCCTCTTGGGATGGTTTCGCCTCTTCTTCTGCTGGAATGGTCGGTTCGGTCGGTTCCGTTGCTAGTAGCTGCATAAACTGCTCTCGTTCGTCCTTACTACACGCATTCCATATATCGTGTAATAGTTCTAGTTGAGACATTCTGCTATATACTTATCCTATAATGGACTAAAATTCACTTCAATTTTGTTGGGTCTAGAGAAAAAACCTATCTGTATTATAAATAAAATACTTCCTTACAGGAAATAAAAACACCACAAATAAGAGGATATTTAATACAATTCGTAATAAAAGTACGTTATATTTTTTGTGTTTATTCTCTCTAAGCATAGGTTCCGCAACATTAAACAATCCAATGTTTAACATGATAAATATACTACGACCTATGATAAATTTTATCACTATATATTTTTGTAACACCACATGTTTCATAAAAACTAATTCTTGTAACGTAAAATCAATTACCGCATCTACTAGTAATCCAATCAGATTAGAGAGATTATAACTAAGATAGTAATCTAACCAATAACTTATTATATAATAACTTATTGATGCGATACTTCCTGCTCCGGTAGAAAGAAGTATCTGTTTCCAATCCATTGTATATAATCTAGTTATTTAATTTGTGATGAACGGTTAGTTTCTATTCCATATCGGTTAATGTTATGAGTAAATCCGCTAACATCCCCATGGTAAGCAATACCGTCACCACTGTATAATATTTATAATGTAATAAAAAACCAACCTATCGCAATGGTATCTTTTATTTTGTATAATTTCATATAGTATAGATTATTATATACAAGACTATTTCCACCTGGTAAAATCCGGATATATACCATTATGTTTATTCGCAAAGATCTGATATGCCGGTAGTGTATCATCCGTACTACGATATTGTTCCATAATGTCAAACTGACAACCTACATCATCCGTTATTATTGGTGTGGTCACCACAAAACTTCCTCCACGATTAGTGCATGAATTCATATACTTATTTGGGGATCGTCTTATCCGATCATTAAGCATATTACCTATCTGATACACCAGTATCGTATTTATTTCTGTGGTAGTTAGTTTAATGTTTCTTTTATTAAACTTATCCTGATATGGTTTAGATATGGCGGGTTTAAAGGTATAGTGTAATTTGACAAACCCATCTTGTGTAGCAATAGTTCCTCTCATTATACATAAAATTGAACGATACACGAATCATTTCAATTTTATGTATAATGATATCTTTACTACATGACGATTATTTCTGGATAATGGTAGAGATTGGGTTTTTCATGGCTGACTACTTTTATAGATGCGTAGATAACCCATGGTGCCCCGGGTTTGTTGTTGCGTAATAAACACATATAGAGACTATATGATTATATATATAATGGAGTCCTTTTTGTTAGCCATTATAAATGAATGGCACATATTTGCCCAAACAAAATTATGTACTATTTTTAGAAATCTATTTATTCTCTATCATAAAAAGTCCGATCTATCGCATAAAGAATTATCGGATCAATATGGATTATTTAGTAACACAGTTAATGCCTTTTTGTATAATGACCTAAAATGTGCAAAAGCCGGAACAAAGGTAGTCTATCTTCATAAATGTAACGTTTATAAGAAAGACTTTGAGGTATTTATTGAAGGATTAGAAGACAAAGAATATACCTATGAAGAAGCATATCATAAATTACAAAAACTACATGACATTCATTCGGTGGACGCCAATATGAAACCACCTACCGATAGCATTGTTAAAGAGAATAAAATGGGGTCGAATTTAGTTAAAAAAGTAATTAATTATGGAATAGGCAATTTTGAAGCCGACCCAGACGGTTGTGTCATTTATCATTCAGAACCAAATCTTCGCTAATAATATAGTATTATATTATGATAAATTTTAAAGTTTATAATAAGGAAGGTACTTTACAATATGAGGTTTCTAGCAAGTCTAGTTACTGCCTTGAAAAATATCATCATGTAGCTATAGGGCAAAATAGGAAGAAGTTAGCATTTAAGTATGATAATACTATACACAATTTAGTTCAGGCCCCCACAGATATATCGAACGAAACCCAATTATATGATTATTTATATAGTTCAAATGAGGGATACGGAATTCTAAAGAACGACATATCTTTAAGTGGGACGTTTTTTTCAGATCATAAAACCCAAAATTATCCAACTATTAGTGCTGAAAAAAACCTGTCAGGTAACTTTAGCATATTTCCAAATACAACCGCTTATACTTCGTCCGCAGATAAATATATATTTAAAAGCTACCGTCCCCTTACCTTACAGAATTTAACTATTAGTGGCTTTACAAATCCATACCTCAATATTGTAGATGTTTCCAGTTCTGAATTAACTATTTCTGGGTGTATCTTTAGCAATAATGACGTAGGCGTAAATATTAATGTAGATTATTCCCATAATACTACCCATATCATAAATAGCACATTTAAATCCTTGAAAGCAAATAAATTGATTCCGACCCCCGACGAATCTAGCACATTTAAATCCTTGAAAGCAAATAAATTGAAAGCCAATGGTCCAAGGTTGGTCCAAAGCAATAAAAAAGTAAAAATAAATAGACGCAATAACGGACAAACGAACGACACTACTGGTGAGGAGAAATGGAGTCCAGGATCAGCGATAAGATATAAAGGTGAGATGTTATATATTACAGATAGTTCATTTGTAGATAATAGTAATTCTTCCGCTGGAGGAGCAATTTATGCTGAAACCTACATTAAAACATTAACTCTTTCAGGTGAGAATCTGTTTAGTCGTAACATCTCAAGTTTGGGTGGGGCAATATGTATAGCGGATGCGAATGAAATCATCGTAAATAACGGGATGGCTACTCTTATTGGTAATATTGCTGACGTTGGCGGAGCGATCTTTTCTGACTCGCCTGCTATGAGCGGCGGTGGTACTTATATATTTAGCGATAATTGTGCTAATTCTGGTGGTGCGATCTTCGCTTATGACAAAATGACTATAACAGGTGGTACTTATACATTTAGCGATAATTGTGCTAATCTTAATAATGGTGGTGCGATCTTCGCTACTGATATTTCTATAACAGATGGCAGTTATACGTTTAAGGGTAATATTGCTAAAACATTTGGCGGTGCGATCTCTACCCAAAATCTTATCACAACTGATGGCAGTTATACGTTTAATGGTAATATTGCTAATACTTATGGCGGTGCGATCAATGCTACTGATATTTCTATAACAGATGGCAGTTATACGTTTAATAGTAATATTGCTAAAACATTTGGCGGTGCGATCTATGCTTATAGCATGCTTACTATAAAAGATGGTACTTATACATTTAGCGATAATTGTGCTAATCTTCAGAATGGTGGTGCGATCAAGGCTACTGATATTTCTATAACAGATGGCAGTTATACGTTTAATGGTAATATTGCTAATACTTATGGCGGTGCGATCAATACCACAAATCTTATCACAACAGGTGGTACTTATACAGTTAGCGATAATTGTGCTAATCTTCATGATGGTGGTGCGATCTATGCTGGCATGCTTACTATAAAAGATGGCAGTTATACGTTTAAGGGTAATATTGCTAAGGAGGGCGGCGGTGCGATCTATTCATATGGGACAGTAGATATTAGTACGGTTAAAACGGTCCGTTTTTACGGCAATAGTAGTATTTATAATTCTGCTCGGGGTAATCATATATTAACCTACGACATTTGTTATAATGATTCTTCACACGTTCTTTTCAATATGCCCGACTGTTCGGGTATCGATGGATCTGCTGTTTGGTCTACATTATACGGCCACCAGATATGTCCGCCCTAAACTCCCAAATAATCGATCCGTCAAAGAGAAAAAAGTACCCAATCCATAATTAGTTACTTTTTTCACGTGATGCATATCATGATCTCTCGGATCTACCAATAATATCCGATTTACAATTGGAAAACAATAACCAGAATGTATATAAGTTCCCATCGTATTAGCCAAGAAGATATAAGCGCACATGACATATATATGTGGATGTAATAGTATGGCAGAAAACAAGGGAGGCATCATAAATAACACCATTTCCAACGGGTCTAAACAATGATTTACCAAACTAAATGAATCATATACATACGAATGATGCTTTTTATGCAAATGATAATATTTCGGTATATGCAACATACGATGCATTCCATAAAATAACACATCACTCCATATAAACATAGCAAATAATTCGCCTACCGCATCATATATGATAAGCGTTTCTCTCGTAGTATTAAATATGTTACACTGCGTATATACTAATATGGTTTCGCCTAAATAACTGAGGGGAAATAAAACGCATAAGGTAATGGATAAATAATCGGTTGCGGCCTTATATAGTTGTGAATTGGACGGGTAAGGCCGAATGGGGTGTGAGTCGTAAGTTATGCGATATATTTGTAAAGAAGGGAATTTACAAATATCTAATATAGTAAAGATAAGCACGGGCATTTCAGAAAAGACAAGACTATAAAATAGTATATACATACATAAGAATACCTAATATCTCTTTATTTAGGAATCATAATATGGATTGTCAGTAATGGTCATTCCACAATAGTTTTGCGGGTCTTTTTTATAATCAATAGGATCATATATGCCTTGTACGACTGCATTTTCTAATATAAACTTGAAATTTTTCCAATATTGAGGTGTATGTCCAATATCTTTTGTGCCTATATGGGTAAGTTCATGCAACGCCACAAACATTAAGGTATTGGGATCGATCAGTTTCAATGGATTTTCGGGGCTGGAATTAAGGCAAAAGGCCAGTTTTTCGCCCTTGTTTTCACTATAGGCTTTATGTTCGCTGGTGGGAAGCGTTTCCATACACCGTTTGGGATCAAACCCTTTAATGAGTCTTTTTGTAATATCGTGTTCAGGTTGGACCCGTTTCAGGTACATAATAAATGATTTCATTTTGGTAACGGTTTTTGCTAAAAGATCTACCGCATCCGTATTGACTACTCTATCACGTACACAATATTTATTGCCATCAATTTCGGAAACGATACATTTGAGATTAAATACGTCGCTCTCTTTATAGATTCGTAAGCATATATATAATACGAAGGCTATAATTATGTACGTTAAAACTTCTTGTCTATTCATATAATTTAAGAGGATAAAATATATTGTTTCTAATCATTCCTATATTTCATTTCTTCCATGACCAAATCATAACCCTCTCTATGTAGCATTAAAACGATGTGAATTTAACATTTACATCCGATCTCTAAAGGTTTTCTTTGTAAATCGGGTTCCATCGTTGAATTCATCCAAGGACTAACGGCTGTTTGCGGGTTAGCAGGTTCCGACCGAAGTTGTAAATTGGCATTGCGCAGACTTTGGCCGACCGTGTCTACTCCTATATGATAACCTGCCTGTAGCAGATTTACACCTTGTAAATCATTTGTAGTAGGCTGTAAGGCTGAAAATTTATTCTGTCCCTGTTTAGGTAATAATTCTTTAGGATCGTCAAAACTCGTTTTTTTAGAACAACTAGGTGGTAAAGCAGAACCTGATTGCCTCCCTCCAGATGGTGGTACAACTGCATAATGATCTGCTGTTAAATCATCGCCCGCCGCACCAGTAACAGAAGAAGGGGCTTGAGGACTATTATCTCCTTCGTTAGCATGAGAATTGGATTTGGTCATATATTCCGGAAATATCCCTTTATTATTAGAATAAGCATTGATAGCAATCAAAACAACTAAAAATACGCCTACGAGCATTAATCCTTCTGAATGTTTTCCCTTAACTAAGTTGTTAAAATTTTTAAGTAGCTTCATTATATATAAAACAATAATAAAATAATTTTATAATTATTCATCTGCTACAAATTCGTCAAATTCATCTTCGCTATCGCTATAATCATCCAACATATATGTTGCCTTAATTTTCTTGGCTTCTAAATAAGCCTTTATTGCTTCATCCCTAGCATATTTTGCTCGTTTTCGAGCCTCATACCAAATATCATAATATACCTCTTCGGGGTTTTTTAACGTAACTAATTCATCCTCTTTTGCTAAAGAATTATAATTTATCTCGTGTTCTTCTAAAGGGGTGTCAGACGGGTTAGCTAATTCAGGCGAGTCGACAATGGGGGTTTCTTCTAAAGGGGCTGGGTCTTCTAAAGGGGCTGGGTCTTCTAAAGGGGCTGGGTCTTCTAAAGGGGCTGGGTCTTCTAAAGGGGCTGGGTCTTCTAAAGGGGCTGGGTCTTCTAAAGGGGCTGGGTCTTCTAAAGGGTTCACGGATGCGGTTATTTCCTTTTTTCCTAAATCTTTTTGAATAAAACATTTATGTAAAAAATCGGGTTTTTCTAGAACCATAATCTGCTTTAGTCCTATATCTAGAGAGAAATTCCGTGAAGAAAATCGTATACCTTGTATTTCTAATAATGGAATAACCTTGACATTATCTTGCTGTAACATATCATATGGGACAGGATGTGAATTGTCATCATAACATTTAAATAAATTATTTTCTAAACTATTATTTGCTAAATAAACTCGTATCAAATAATATTTACCCGATTTATATAATCTTAACGGAGAGACGAAATTAGTTTCTATCTCATCTCTCTCTAATTCATTATGAAACCATGTACTTCGTTTCTCATGAATATAATCTATGCAGGTTTTTTCTAATTCCTCAAACCATCTCACGGTAGTCTCGTCTGTAGTCGGAAACATCAAATCACAATATGCCTTTTTATTCGTTTTAGTAATTCCACTTTTTGTTTCACACTGCCCCGTTTGAATATATAAATTATTTCCTAAACAAGATATCTTTGTAAAATAGGACCCACCCTGTAATCCATTTGGATGAGCCAAAGATATCTCTTCAAAATTAAATGGTTTAGTTGTATTATATATTGTTTCCATTAACTATTTTTGATATATTTCCTCGCTAAACCACACGCATATATGTTTAAAAGTATTGGTTAAAATAAATACCTATTTTAAATAAATGAACACCGGCTTCTTACAAAAATGTTTAGCAGTTCTTAAAAAGGACGAAGTACAATTGGAAATTATACGATTCATGAAACCCATCATTAATCTTATACTAAATGAAATATATCCCTATATCTATCTCTCTATACTACTCGTATTTGTATGCTTCTTCCTAATACTCGGCATTTTTATTCTATTATTGCGAAAACAAAATATCGAATCCCTTAAATAAAATATCTACAACACTATTATGGATGAATTCACACAACATATAAAATCTTGGGTCCATTATGATAATGAGATTCATAAACTAAATAAAACATTGAGAGAATTAAGACTGCAAAAGTCTGAAACCCAAACCCTATTATTAGCGAATCCAACCCATGACAATATAAATATTAGCGATGGTCGTCTCCGATTCTCTCAAACTACGGTAAGCCAACCCTTATCATTACAGTTTGTATCTTCGTGTCTTTCGGAATTAATACGTGACCCTGAACAAGTAACTCAAATAATGGAGCATATTAAAGATAAACGAAATAAAAAAACCGAACTTACTATTAAACGATTTTATAATAAATAAAGTACTTATAAAATAAAGTACTTATACTATATAATGGACGATTTAGTAATTTACAAAAAAGACGGAGCAGTTTTTGGAGCGGGTTTCAAGTTGAAAAACATGGGGTTAAAGGGATTAGCAAGTATAGAGGGAGATAGCGAGGTGAATCGGCTACTGGACGACTTGTATGTGCCGGCGGGATTATTTACCTCGCCTATAAAGAGAGATAAATCGGACTACTTTAAAGGTAAATTATATGATAATATACAAAGTTTATGTCCTAAGACCAAGAAGCGGCGCACTACTAATAGAAGAACAAAAAAATGGCGGTAATAAAGTATACTATTATTTTTATCTCAAATATATATAAATGAATAAAAGAAGTAAAAGAAACCAACTCAAACATAAAAAAACTAAAAAATCGAAAGGCAATGAAAAGACTTCTATAATCAATAATAGTTTATATCCCTTTTGGTATAATTGGATAGCATTTCCACAGGTTCAAAATAACAACGAATTAATAGAAGACACTACCTGGCAGGAACATTTACAATTAGCATCTAAATTATATAAAGATAAGAGTTCCTTACCAAAAGAAACTATATTATTTCATGGTTCAACCGTTATTGATCCTATAAAAAATCGTACTCTGACAAATCGTCCTTTTTTCTTTGGACTCGATGCATTTATTGCTATATGGTATATATCAGAATTGGCAGGAGGTAATATTAGTGATATAGACCGATTATTAAGTTCATTAGTCCAAGGTAAAATTAAAGAAGAACAAAATATAGAAGACTTAAAAAATATGACTGCTTGGGCGCAACCAGAATTAGATAAATTAAGGCAAAAATATGAATCCAATATAGAAATAATAAATGACAAACTAAACAATTTTATAGAATCGTTAAAAATGCTTCCCCAAAGATTTGATAATTACCCAAAATTAATCAATGTGGATGAGTTAATATCAGATTTAAAATCAAATCAACGACGATATTATTTTTTAAATATTTATAAAACTATGGAAACTATTCCATATGACTATTTATCTGAATCAATTTCTAATCAAAATCCGAGAGATATTAGTAAATGTAAGGAAAAACCATGTATGCATCCTCAATTTGGATATCATATAGATGCATTAGAACCACCCGTTGAATTATCAATGGAATTTACTATACCTGCAAATAAAATTGGTAATAAATTAAAATTAATAGGCGTATATGTAATTGATGTTTTTAAATTAAATGAAAATAAAAATAAAGATTTTACCGAATTTAAAGCACCCGATGCTATCGTATTAAAATATAATTTTACTAAAAATAATATAAAACAATTATCTAGTAAACTTAAACCCTTATCAAAAAAATTAACTATATAATAAATCTATTTTATAAATCTATATACTATGAAACCAATCATTACGTTAACCAACACTGCCATCAAACAATGTCTAAGTATTGTTAAGCATCATAATGCTACCGCACTGCATTTCTCTATCAAAAGTGGTGGATGTAATGGATTCCAATACAAGTTTAAACCGACCACCGAAACCCTAGACAAGAATGATGAATTATATACGGATCCTAGTAAGCAACTCAATATATATGTATGTGGCACCAGTCTATTACATGTATTAGGCACCGAAATAGACTGGAAACGAGACATTATGGGAGAAGCATTTCACTTTAACAATCCTAAATCGGTTCAACAGTGTGGGTGTGGGACGTCTTTTAATACGGAATGACATGCTATTTAAAATCACTCGCTAATTGCTGGTTGGTTATTCTTCTATACGAAACATATTAGACCGAATAATGAATAGTAAGAATAACCTTGAGAATAATAATAAAAATTGAACCACTATTAGTATATATAATAAATATAAAATGACGTCCTTCAAATTATTCGATTTCAACATAGCAGATGTTGAACTTACCGATGGGGATGACCCGTTTGTAGACCACAAGCAGTTTATTATTCAAGCATTTGGAATAAATGAAAACAAGGAAACCGTCTCTATTACTATCAATGACTTTAACCCCTATTTCTACATTCGAATACCAGATCAATGGGCTGGTTCCATGAAACATAAACTCCTCAAAAAAATCAAATCATATGTAGGGTCTTATTATGCAGACTCTATTATATCTCGCCAATGTAAAATCGTTAAACATAAACAACTATACGGCTTTGATGGTGGGCGCGAATATAAATTCTTTAAAATAGTATTCAAAAACACCCGGGCCTTATATAAAGTCAAAAATATGTTTTGTATTAAACAGTGTAAAGATCCAAGATGTGGCGAATGGAACCCTACCCATAATAAGACATGTTCTAAATGTGATCTGTTGAAGAAAGATTTGGTGGCTGCAGATAAGGCTGCCGCTGCTGCGGTAAAAGACTGGGGATTTCATTCTCCGGTTATAGACGAAACTGGTTATAAATGGGGTAAAACCAACTATTATCTGCATTCCTATGAAGCGAATATTCAACCCCTATTGCGGTTCTTTCATATTACAGGGATTAGCCCTTCGGGATGGATTACGTTTGAGTCATCATCTGAAATAAGCCCTAAAACAACCACATGTAACTATGAATATGAGTGCAGTTATAAAGATATTAATCCATTAGATAAGGAGACTATTGTTTCTTATAAAATAATGAGCTTTGACATTGAGGCCGATAGTTCCCACGGAGACTTTCCTCTTCCCATTAAAACCTATAAAAAAGTAGCGTTGCAAATTGTAGATTTAGTTCATAAAGACAAGACATATACAGTAGATAATATTACCGAGGCGCTAACTACCTTTGTGTATGCGGCATTTGGATTAGCCTCCCATCATCAAATGGACCTCGTATATCCTAAAATACAACCATCCAAAGAAAGCCTGGATAAATGTATACAAGAATGGCTTTCCACCACCATTCCTACCGGAAAACCCCTAAAACACATGAATAATCCGTTAGAAGATGACTTGGAAGAAGACGGAGAAGAGGACGAAAAAGCCAATCAAAAGGTATATATGCGATATAATAGTAAGGTAACCGATTTGTTACTAAATAATCGGATTCATAGAAGCACTAAAATATTGGGACTGGAAAATTCCTTTTGGCACGAAGAATATAGACAATTATTTCCATCATTAAAAGGCGACCATATCACTTTTATTGGATCTACCTTTGTAAATTATGGTGAGGAAAAGCCATATTTAAATCATTGCCTTGCGTTGGGTACATGTGATGAATTGGATAATATTGAGGTGGTACCGTGTAAAACAGAAGCAGAACTATTAGTGGAGTGGATGAAGATTGTGCAAAAAGAAAACCCCGATATTGTCATCGGATATAACATCTTTGGATTTGATTATGACTATATATTAAAACGCGCGAAAGAGTGTGGCTCTAAATGCGTGACCTCTCTAGTACAATTATCCAAAAATAACGACGAAAAATGCATCGTAAAACGATGGGATAATCCCGAGTGGAAACTGAAAGAAACCACCACCTTTTTAGCAAGCGGAGAACACACACTCAGTTATTTTCCTATGCCTGGTCGCGTTCAAATTGACTTATTAAACCTATTCCGCAGAGAACATAATTTATCATCCTACAAATTAGACTTTGTATCAGGTCATTTTATTGGGGATAAAGTAAAATATATTACACATACAAACGGGACTACAGTAGTGTATTCCGCTAACCTAAGTGGATTGGAGGTTGGTTCGTATATTCATTTTGAAGAAACTGGTTATAGTACGGAATATTATCAATCAGGTAGTAAGCATGTTGTGATTGAACTATGTGCTGATCATTTTGTGATAGAAGGAGAAGAGAATCCGGATTTTAAAAAATCGGTTCGCTGGTGTTTAGCAAAGGACGATGTGACTCCACAAGATATCTTTCGGTTATCGAGGCAAGGTCCAAAAGAGCGTGCTATAGTAGCAAAATATTGTATTCAGGATTGTAATTTAGTGCATCAGCTATTACAAAAGTTAGATATTATTACAGGATTTATTGAAATGTCTAAAATTTGTAGCGTTCCTATGAATTTCCTCGTGTTACGGGGTCAAGGTATTAAGTTAACGAGTTTTATTGCAAAAAAATGTAGAGAAAAGAATACGCTAATGCCCGATATTAGAAAAGACGAATCGAATGATGGGTATGAGGGAGCCATTGTCTTAGACCCTAAAACGGCCATTTATAATGATGACCCGGTAGCATGTGTAGATTATAGTTCCTTATACCCGTCATCTATGATTAGCGAGAATTTATGCCACTCCAGCAAGGTCTGGACGAAAGAGTATAATTTGGAAAATGAACTGGTTAAAGAAACCGGAGTGAAATCCGACGAAACCGGTCTATATCTATACGATGATTTACCAAACTATAAATATGTTGATATTACGTATGATACTTATACGTACAAACGCAAAACACCGTCCGCCGCTGCCCTTAAAATCAAAATAGGATATAAAATTTGTCGTTTTGCACAATATAAAGAAGGCAAGGCGATTATGCCATCTGTATTAGAAGAATTACTCAAGCAGAGAAAAGCCACCAAAAAACAAATGGCCAAAGAAAAAGATCCGTTCATGAAAAATGTCCTAGATAAGCGTCAAACATCCATTAAACTAACTGCCAATTCTTTATATGGTCAGTGTGGCGCAAAAACCAGCACCTTTTATGAAAAAGATGTGGCGGCTTCCACTACTGCTACTGGACGTAAATTGCTTACATATGGCAAACGCGTAATAGAAGAGGTATATGGAGATAAATTATGTGATACGGCTAAATATGGTCAAGTCTTATCAAAAGCCGAATATATTTATGGGGATACGGATTCGATATTCTTTACCTTTCATTTAGAGGAATTGGACGGTACTAAAATTCTAGGTAAAAAAGCATTAGAAATAACGATAGAATTGGCGCAGGAGGCGGGGAAGTTGGCCACTCAGTTTTTAAAAGCACCGCATGATTTAGAATATGAAAAGACCTTTTTGCCATTTATCTTGCTTTCCAAAAAGAGGTATGTAGGCATGTTATATGAGTTTGACATAGAAAAGGGTAAGCGTAAAGAAATGGGTATTGTATTAAAACGGCGGGATAATGCTCCTATTGTAAAAGACGTTTATGGTGGAGTGATTGATATATTAATGAAAGGCGGCACTGTAGCAGAGGCGATTACATTCACGCAAGCACAATTACAATTGCTCGTAAATGGTGACATTCCTATGAGTAAACTTATCGTCACTAAATCATTGCGTAGTAATTATAAAAACCCAGCGCAAATCGCTCATAAAGTCCTGGCAGATAGAATGGGACGACGTGATCCAGGCAATAAACCCTCTAGTGGAGATAGAATTGCCTATGTATATGTAAAGAACCCTAACAAAAAAGCACTACAAGGTGACAGAATTGAAACACCCGAATATATTACCGCCAATAATCTAGAAATAGATTATGCCCACTACATATCTAACCAAATCATGAAACCATTACTGCAAGTATTTGTATTAGTATTAGAGGATATTCCAGTGTTAAGCACCGATTTACTCCAAAAGCGCAAGTTGGAAAAAGAAATACAAAAATATAAAAAGGAACTGGACCCCGAGAAGTTTTTAAAAAAAGAAGAACAATTAAAGAACAAGTTGGTAAAGGCGTTAATATTTGATAAAATTGATATGAAATAATAAAGGTAAAGAATGTAACTATGGGCGAATTAACCTATAAGATTAAGGGGCATACCACGGATGGTAAGGTTGTATACGTGTCTATTAATAAATTTCAATATAGCGTGTTGAATTCGATGCATAAATTTGGAATGAAAGATAGGATTAAACTTAATCCTTCATCTCTAAAGGGTAAACACAGATAAAATCACTAACTAAACCAAGACTTCGTCTTTGATTTAAGGGTGTCTAGGAATTTAGGATCGGCCCATTTGGTTTTTAGTGCTTCAGCGGAATCGCGCATCGTTTTAATTGCGTCATAGGTATTTTGTTTTGCTTTAGAAAAATTGGGAGGGGTTAAATCGTTCATTTTGTTATATTGTCCGGTTAATTTTTTGATCGTAACCGGTGTGGTATCTTTATAGTTGGCATCCTTAATAATGCCCTCCTCTATAAATGGTATCCACGCATCAAAGGTATGTTCCGATTCGGTTACCTCGGTCAAATAGGCATTTTCTGTAAAAATAATTTCGTCTTCTATTTGAATGGTGCATAAATTCGTGCTATATATCAGTGTATTGGCGGGTACTCGTATTTCTAATAACACAAAGTACTCTTTATTTTTGGGTTCATCATTAACATAATCCGACATCATAATTTGTAACGCCGAATCTATATCATATGCCGTACTGGTGAATCCCGTAAAATAAGTATAGGGATATTCATTAGTAGGTTCTATATATACTCCTCTATATACGGTAACTTCTGTATCAAACTGTATACGATACAGTAATAAATTATGATATAACTGATTTAATTGTCCGTATATATCATCTAAATAATTTTTCCATTGTTCTTTTTTATTCGCGCCTCTATTTACAATTGGATAGTTTAACTTCTCACACGGTTTTTTATATTCCGCATACGCGGATTCGCTACCATACCAACTATCTCCCTCATTAAAATATTTTAGTAATAGTACATCTATATTTCGGTTTCTCATTAAACCATTTAATAAGGTGTCATAATGAAAGGAATATTGTCTTGCGGTAAGCGCTGTTATATAACGATAAAACGGCATATCATCTTTATATAACGTATTACCTAATTCATTATATAGTTCCCCTATTTTAGCTGCTAGTAGAGGATTGGGCGCGCCAGCCTTATTTATCCGGCGTTTCTTGGTACGACGGTGTTTGGCGCGGTGTTTATAGGTTTTTCTCTTAATATTCATATATATATAGAGAAGGAATAATAATTAAATCATTCCCTTTCGGCTAACCAATTAAAAAATACTTTTTATATAAACCATGTGGACAATCGGACATCTAAAGTATCCAAGCATCTATATTGGGAATCGGATATGCCCTGATGGTCTTTTGAATTTTTTAACCATGGGCCATTTATCGGAACCTATTATGCGAGGCAAAGATATGTTAGGTCGCCGGTTTTTAACGGTCAAATACTTTATTGATAACTATGTTTTTCTAGATATCTACCTACAAAAAAACACATTAATAGATAGTGAGTGGATTACTTGTGGTACGAATACCTTAATGCCATATGGAGAGTCGTTAACACCCGCACAATATGTTTTTATTGAATCCATAATGAAGATGAAACCTACTATATTAACCGCCGAACATTATCCTAAAAGTCCTTACTATGTAAATAAGCAATTTAGATTATTGACTTAAAATGGTACTATCTATATATACTATGTTCCTCTATTATTTAGCGTTTTTTAATAGTAGCGGATTTATGACTCCGCAAGAGCAATGGTGTAATAATACGGTTGTGTCTGGAACTGACAATATATGTTGTAATAATACAACTTATATTGCTAATTTGACATGCCCTACAAAGCATACATGTGATAAAATCATATTGACCCCTTACTTAAAACCATATGTGGTATTAGATGCTATCCCATCGACTAGTACCTTGGATATGTATAATGGGTTTTTAAAAGATGGTACGAGTATCGGGTTGCCCAAAAATATAAATATGTTGATTTTCGTGGCTAAAACCGGTGATAGTACGATGCAATATACGTTAAAGGGTCAATATTGTTTTAAGGTTTAAGGATTAGATTATATTTTTTACTAAAGTATATATATATGATAGTAAATGATGAAGCGACATTAAAAAAGTTTATTAATCTGCATAATAATATTAAAAAGGGTCGTTCAAATAAGACTGCGATGTTGGTAAAGTATTATATGGATGGATGTCCTGCGTGTATTAATTTTCAGGACGAATGGAATAAGGCAACCCGGACCTCTCCTCATAAACATGTGCAATTTGTGAAATTAAACTCTAATATTATGAATCGCGCCAAAATATCTCCTGTATCAGGGTTTCCTACTGTTCGGTTAATTACTGCCACGGGAGAACATACGTTTGATGAAGATAGAACCGCGGAAAAATTACTGGGCTTTATTTTGAAGCATTCGGGTAAAAAGTCGCGAATGAAAAACCAGAAGGGACGAACAAGGAAGAGACAAACAAGGAAGGGACGAACAAGGAAGGGACTAACAAAGAAGGGACTGCATAAGATGATACAACACGGTGGAACTTGTAGTAGTCGGCGCTCTAGGCGAGGTGGTAGTAAGCGATCTAAACGAGGAGGTGGAAGTTGTGGGTGTAGTAAAAAATGGAAGTGGTGGTGATCATATCTATATTATTACACTCTGCTCCAGGTTTGCCGGTTAAATGGTGCTACTTGCACTTGTGGTAATTTATTCTTCCATTTATCAACCTGCTTTTCAAATAGTAAATCACTTTTAGATTTAGGGTATAATTTATTAATGGCCATATCTTGTCTCTCTCCCGGAGTTATTTTAGGTTTATACCCAAAACAATTTACCCCAAACTGTATATTAGGATTATCGATATATCCTCCATTTATACCCGGCCGACCACAATCATTTTCATGTCCTTCTGTTTCTTGCAATTTTTCATACGATTTCTTTTGAGTAGGGAATAATGCTAGTTGGTTCTCCGACCAACCATAACTACACCATTCCCCTCCTTTATCATAT